CCGGACCTTGCGATGGAGATGGGGGTCGCGGTGAAAATCCTGATCGGCGGCATGCGGGCGGGTACGTTTACCGGGCGCAGGCTCGGCGATTATTTTGCAGGCGGCAAGGCGGACTGGATCGGTGCGCGCAAGATCATCAACGGCACGGATCGGGCGGAGCTGGTGGCGGGCTTTGCACAGGCGTTCCGGTTGGCGTTGCCGCCGTGCATTGATGCGGGCCGGGGCGCGTGTTAGCAGGCATTCTGTTTGAATGAGGTGCTGCGGAGTTTCGATGATACGCCATATCGTGTTTTTCACGGCCACCCCCGAAAATCTCGAAGAGGTTCGGGCAGGGCTTTCGATGCTGACCGCAAACCCGCATGCATCGCTGCTCGAAATCGGCACCAATGTGAAGACCGACCAATGGGGCACGGATGTCGATTTCGTCGTCTACGGCGAGTTTGAGGACGAGGCGGCGCTGGCGGCCTACAAGGCACATCCGATCTACCAGAAATCGACCGCGACCGTGCGGCCGATCCGCGAGGTTCGCATTGCTGCCGACTACGACACCGACAAGGCCGTGAAGACACCGCTCGGATAGGGCGGACATGCAGCGCCGCAGAGTTTGTGCATCGTACTTTCGCAAAATCGGTGATGTTTTGCGGGTCGACGCACTGACCCAATAAAGGACCATTCGAATGAAATCTCCTTTTCGCCTGCCGTGGTTTTCCACGGGGGAACGCAAAGCCGTGCCTGCAGGCAAGAAAGACGGGATCTCTGCCCGGCCGGTGGCCGAGGCGAAGATGGCGTCGTCTGTCGCTTCCGCCTTCGCCGTCCTCTCCGGCGAGGGCACGGCACATTGGTCGGGGCGTTCCTATGCGTCACTTGCGAGGACCGGCTTCATGCGCAATCCGGTGGCGCATCGCGCGATGCGGATGGTGGCCGAAGCCGCGGCCGCCGTGCCGTGGCTGGCCTATGAAGGGCCGGCGGAAGCGGTGGATCATCCAATATTGTCGCTTCTGGCGCGGCCGAACGGACGCCAGGGCGGACCGGATTTCTTTGAGGCGCTGTATGGACATCTGCTTCTGTCGGGCAATGCCTATGTCGAACCGCTGATGATCGGCGGGTCGTTGCGTGAGCTGCATCTGCTGCGGCCCGACCGGGTGAGTGTGGTGGAGGGGCCGGACGGTTGGGTGACGGGTTACGATTACCGCGCCGGCGGGGCGACGCGCCGGCTGAGCGTGGAGGCGGATGACGGGCGGCTTTCGCTGCTGCATCTGAAGCTGTTTCATCCGCTCGACGACCATTCCGGCTTTTCGCCGCTCGGGGCGGCGGGGGCGGCGCTCGATCTTTCCAATGCGGCGGCGGGCTGGAACAAGGCGCTGCTCGACAATTCGGCACGGCCTTCCGGCGCGCTGGTCTACCAGCCGAAGGATGGCGGCAATCTTTCCGCCGACCAGTACCAGCGGCTGAGGGATGAGCTTGAGGCGGGATATTCCGGTGCCGTGAATGCCGGGCGGCCGCTGCTGCTCGAAGGCGGGCTGGACTGGAAGGCGATGGGGCTTTCGCCGAAGGATATGGATTTCATCGAGGCCCGTAATGGTGCGGCCCGAGACATTGCCCTGGCGCTCGGCGTGCCGCCGATGCTGATCGGCATTCCGGGTGACAATACCTATGCCAATTACCAGGAGGCGAACCGCGCCTTCTACAGGCTGACCATATTGCCGCTGATTGCCCGGACCGCGGCGAGCTTTTCCGCATGGATGTCGGAGATACATGATGGATTGCGGCTTGAGCCCGATCTCGACCGGATCGCCGGGCTTTCGAGTGAGCGGGAAGCGTTGTGGGCGCGTGTGGGGGCGGCGGATTTCCTCTCCGACGAGGAGAAGCGCGAAGCCGTGGGATATTGATGGAAAACCGCGGCAGCCGTAGCTGGGTGATCGTCCGGGCGATGAAATGTTACCTGATGGCGGAGGGTAACGGGGTCGAACTCACTCAACTTCTCAATCGCCGGACTCAACCCGTGAAGGTTTGCGCCCAAGCGATTCGGAACATTGACCAATATCTCAGTGGCGAAGGCGGTAATCTGGTGCCGCATGAGGCTCCTCGCGCTGGAACGCGCGCAGTGGCCGGCTGTTTTGGCCCTTGGCGCACGGCCGCATCTGCCCCTCTAACCCAAGAAAGATTAACAATGGCTGATCTCGGACATGATCCGGGCGCGATGTTTGGCGTCTGGGCGGCAAAGACGGCCGGGGCATTTGCAGGCGCCGGCGTGTCGCTGATCTATCTTCTGCCCAAGAGCAGGCGGGAAGCGGCAAGCCGGTTTGCGACGGGCATGACCTGCGGGCTGATTTTCGGCGGGCCGACGGGATTGTGGCTGGCCGAGCGGCTCGGGCTTTCCGGCATGTTGTCGGGGCATGAAACGATGCTGGCGGGGTCCGCTGCGGCGAGTCTCAGCGCCTGGTGGGTGCTGGGGGCATTGTCGCGCGTGGCGGAGCGATATGGCGGAAGACGCTGATGCTCAGGCGTAACCCTCGCCACCACCACCCGCATCGCTGCTGGTGATCAGAACGGCGCTGACGTCGGATTGATCCGGCCTGTCGAGCGGATCAGCCATCATCGGTTTCTTGAAAATGCCGGGCGGATAGAGGGCCAGCCGGATCGCCCCTGCGATCAGGGCGGTGCCCGATACGATGCCGAGTGCGATCAACAATAGCATCTGCATGTCGTCCTCCATTCAATGGCGGCGAAGGGCAGGATACCGCGAAGCGAGGCACGGCTCAATCCCGGACGCCCCGCCTGCCGGGTGACGGTTCCATTCAATCGAGGAGACTTTCATGCACGCTGACCGCGGGCACCGTGCCCCCATGCGTATTCCTGCGCGCCCGACGGCACGCAAATTCGCCAATCTGGAACTGGCCGGCATTACCGGGGACGGGGTGTTTTCCGGTTATGCCAGCGTTTTTGGCGAGATCGATCTCGGCCGCGACCGGATCGAGCGCGGCGCGTTTCTGAACTCGCTTGTGGCCCGCGGCGCGCCGGGGGTTCGCATGCTCTACCAGCATGATCCGAACGAGCCGATCGGCGCCTGGAAGACAATCCGCGAGGATGCCCGCGGGCTTTATGTCGAGGGCATGCTGTCGCCCGGCGTGGGCCGCTCCCGCGAGGTGTTTTCGCTGATGAAATCCGGTGCGCTGGACGGGTTGTCGATCGGGTTTCGCACCGTGAAGGCGCGCACCGATGCGAAGACGGGGGTGCGGCGCATCCTTGAAGCCGACCTCTGGGAAATTTCCGTCGTGACCTTTCCGATGCTGCCATCGGCCAGGGTTTCCGACGTCAAGCATGCGCGGTTCTTCCGCGACCGGGAAACCGAACTCGTCCGCCAGATGCGGCGGGCGGCGGAGATGATGTGGACCCCCAGTGTGAAGGGAAGATCGATATGACGGATGAAGCAATGAAAGTGGCGCCGGAAGTGAAGGCCGTGCCGGACACGGTGACGGCGGCCTTCGACGAGTTCATGGAGGCATTCGAGGCCTTCAAGGATGTCAACGATCGCAGGCTCGGCGAGATCGAGCAGAAACTGGCCTCCGATGTCGTGACCCGCGACAAGCTGGACCGCATCAACCGGGCGATGGACGACCAGAAGAAGGTGATGGACCAGCTCGTGCTGAAAAAGGCGCGGCCGCAGCTTGGTTCTGCGCGCCCCAATGCCAACGGGGGCGGAGAGCTTTCGCCGGAGGTTGTCGAGCACAAGGCGGCCTTCGACGCCTATGTCCGCCGTGGCGACGAGGCGGGCCTGCGCGAACTGGAGGCGAAGGCGATGTCGGCCGGTGTCGGCGCCGATGGCGGTTATCTGGTGCCGGACGAAACCGACAGCGAGATCGGCCGGCGGGTCTCTGTCGTCTCACCGATGCGGGCGCTGTCGACCGTGCGCACCGTCTCGTCCGCCGTGCTGAAGAAGCCGTTTGCGACCACCGGTCTTGCCACCGGCTGGGTGGCGGAGACGGCAGCGCGGCCCCAGACGACTGCGCCGCAACTGGCCGAACTGTCGTTCCCGACCATGGAGCTTTATGCCATGCCGGCGGCGACGCAGGCGCTGCTGGATGATGCGGCGGTCGATATCGAGGCCTGGATCGCGGGCGAGGTGGATATCGTCTTCGCCGAGCAGGAGGGCGACGCCTTCATTCGCGGCGACGGCATCAACAAGCCGAAAGGGTTTCTCAGCTACACGGCGGTGGCCGACGGGTCGTGGAGCTGGGGCAATCTCGGGTATATCGCGACCGGGGCTGCAGGCGCCTGGAAATCAACCGGCCCGTCCGACACGCTGGTCGACGTGATCTATTCGCTGAAGGCGGGGCACCGGCAGAACGGCACCTTCATGCTGAACCGCAAGGTTCAGGCCGATATCCGCAAGTTCAAGGATGCCGACGGCAATTACATGTGGCGCCCGCCGGCATCGGCTGGCCAGCCCGCCACGCTGATGGGCTTTCCGGTGGCGGAAGCGGAAGAGATGCCGGACGTGGCGGCGGGGTCTCTGTCGATTGCCTTCGGGGATTTCCGCTCCGGTTATCTCGTCGTCGACCGGGCAGGGGTTCGCATCCTGCGCGATCCCTATTCGGCCAAGCCCTATGTGCTGTTCTACACCACCAAGCGCGTCGGCGGCGGGGTGCAGAATTTCGAGGCGATCAAGCTGGTGAAGTTTGCTGCGAGCTGAGCTTCTTACTTCAAGAAAGCTCCTCCCAACCCTCCCCATAAGGGGAGGGCCTGACCCAGCCGCACCGCCGAGACCCAGGTGATGCTTGAGGTTGCGGCAAGTCTTCTCCCCCTTGTGGGGGAGATGGCCGGCAGGCCAGAGGGGGAGCATATGCGACCGGTCCTCAATCAGTTCGCAATATACCTGATCTTCAAATCTCCAGGAAAATTCCATGACCTATGCCCTGATCACTCCGCCTGCCGCGGAGCCGTTGACGCTTGTCGAGGTGAAGGCACATCTTCATCTCGATGGTGCGGATGAGGATGCGTTGCTGGTGTCGCTCATCAGGACCGCCCGGCAGTTTCTGGAGCGCGAGACGGGCTTGTGCCTGATTGCCCAGAACTGGCGGCTTTATCTCGATCGCTGGCCGAG